ATGCAACTGACATTAGTTCGTCATGGGGAAGCTGCTCCGCCAGTAAATGGTAATGATATTAAACGTCCTCTGACTGCGCGTGGACATGCACAGGCCGAGCAAACGGCAACGTTTTTAAAAGATATTGTAAAACCAGATATTTTTGTTGTTAGTCCTTTGCTGCGTGCTCAGGAAACATTGGCGCATATCCAGACCTATTTTAAAGATGTGCCAGTACTGTTATGCGACAAAATTAAGCCTGACGATGATGCAAAAGAAGCGATTGAATGGCTATCCCAAATTCCTTATGAGTCGATTGTGGTTGTTTGCCATATGAATGTGGTAGGGCATATTGCAGAGTTACTTACTCATGAAAATTTCAATCCATTTGCACTTGCTGAAGCAAGAATTTATGATCAAGCTGTTATTGCAAATGGTTTATCAACACAAAAAAATAGTTTTATACCCACAATATAATTAAAAAGGTTATTTAGCCCACATGCTGTACATATTATTGATAAAGTTGAGTTAAAAATTATTCTTATATTTTTTGACTTGTTAAATATCAACAACTTATATTGTTTTTGTGGGTTTAATTAACCTATTTTAGTCACCTATATTTGCACCATTTAGTGATTATTTTGACTATTTTTTTTATAAAATGAGTAAAATAAAAAGTAATCTGCACCAAATCTGCACCAAGAATGAAATTACCTAAACCTATTAAGCGTGGGCAAACGTACCGCATTACTGTGACCTACGAAAACAAAAGATATTCATGCACCAGAGACACAGAAAAAGAATGTGAACAATGGGCAGCAATGAAGTTGCTTGAGTTGAAATCTGGAAAAGTTCAAGAAGAAAAGGGGATAAAGACACCTTATCCTTTTAAGATGCTTTGCGAAAAATACTATGCAGAAAAGGGAATTAAATTAAGATCAAAGCATGTCATTAGAAATAAGCTGGACAATCTGGAACGTATTGTTGGTGAATTGGCATCTAAATCAATATATGACTTCAAGCCGAGCGATATAGCTAGGTGGCGAAATAAAAGGGTACTTGAAGTAAAAAATGGAACCGTCTTATATGAGTTCTCTATTTTTTCCTCAATATTTACCTATGCTCAAAAAGAATTATTTTTAATTGAATCTAATGTTTGGCAAAACGTAATTAAACCTGAAAAGGGAAAGAGCCGAAGCCAGCGTATTACTTTTGACGATCAAGAAAAAATTCTACAGCAAGCCAAGTGGGATAAAAATAACCCTCCAAGATTCGTAAAGCATTATGTCTGCTGGGCAATGCTCTTTGCACTTGAAACAGCAATGAGACAAGGCGAAATTCTTGGTATGCGGAGAGAGGACATTAAAGATGGATTTGTCCACCTTCCTATGACGAAGAATGGAGAGTCTAGGAATGTGCCATTGTCTAAAGAAGCTAAAAGACTTCTATCAATTCTGCCTTCAAACACTGATATTTTACTGCCGGTTAAAGCTGAGACTTTTAAACGGACATGGATAAAAATTCGTGATGCTGCTGATTTAAAGCACATTAACTTTCATGACACACGACATGAAGCAATTACAAGAATGGTCCGAGAAAGAAAACTACCAGTTGAAGTACTAGCAAAAATAACAGGGCATAAGACTATTGGTATTTTAATTAACACGTACTACAACCCAAATGCTCAGGAGGATGGCTAGAGCAGTTCGGCGCTTGGTGTGAAACTGTGCGCATGAAAGGAGGAGATTTACCAGATGGATTGCATATCAATCAGATCTATTGGTTGATGCGTGAAGCGGGGAAAGAAGTGCCACGAGGTAAGTCTTACATCCGTTGTGAGATTAATGATTTTGAAGCGGATCAAGTGCACACACTATTGCGAAGCATTCTGCGGTCCGAGAAGGTTGATTATCAAGCTAAGTATGCAGTGATGTGTTTGATTAAGCATAAGGTCGAAAATCGATCTTTAAGTGCGGTGGCTGGCATTACAAACCAGTCTAAAGCTCAGGTAAATATCATGGTTGGATGTGCAAGATTTTTTCTTCACGCACATGATAAAAGATTAAGAATATCATGAGTTTAATTGTTTTTATGGTATAATATTTAAGCAAGCCATACAGGTGCTACCAACACCTATATGGCTCTAATCAAATTGAAATTGAGGCTCCAAAATGACTGTGCGCAATAATACTTGCGTAGCCACAGCTATGCAACGTCGTCACCAAAATTTTATGAAACTTCTTGAACTCACCTATGAGGATTTTAACTATGATTTCTCACGAGTGGTTTTTGACAAGGATGTAGATTCAACTGTTCAGATTAAATGCCCTAAACATGGTTGGGTGAATACTAGAGCGAAAAAGCTACTTGCTGGCAGAGGGTGTACAGCTTGTAATGATTTAAGCCTTATGGATCAGGGCGCAATGATTTACATAATCCGTTGTTATAACGAGCAAGAGGAATTTTATAAAATTGGGATTACTACTAAATCTTTAGAGACCAGATTCCCTGATATTAGTAGTCTTCCATATAAGTTTGATGTCCTTAGCTTGCAGAATGGAGATAGGAAAAAATTATATAAATTTGAAAAAGTGCTATTGGCGTTGCTGAGAAAATACAGATACAAGCCAAAGAAAGAATTTTGTGGGCACACTGAGTGTTTCAGCAATATTGAGATAATTAGACATCGGTTTAATATATTTGATGCTTTTGGTGTTGACTCGTTTAAACGCGCGGTATAGGATATCTGCTATAGTGGACGAAGTTATAGTAATCCACTAAGTATTTAAAAGCTCATCGAAAGGTGGGCTTTTTTGTTGCTTGGAAAAAGGCGACCCAATCCTACTGGAGTGCTGACCAGTGGAACATGCCATCGAGCAAACTTCCTTCGGGAATCTGGACTAGGGAGTAGCGTCCCAACCTAAAGAGGATTGAAAGCAAGTAAAGCAGACCGTGCATGTTAGGTGTGTGTGATTGTGAGTAGCGGTAGATCAGTTGCCGAGCTGATCAATATCGTAATCTAAGGCAAGGGTGTGGCAGTTTGCCATGCCCTTTTTAATTTTTAGCAAAGTAAATGTAGCTAAATGGTGGCGCTATGGATGAAGAAGAACTCAAACAAATTGAAGAAGATTGTCAGCAGTTTAAGAACGTAATCAAAACGGTGTTTTATTTGGCTGTGATGTTATTTGCAGCTTATTTGGTTTGGTGTAATTGGTGATTGTATGAAATATGAGTCATTCGAGCCGAATGGCTCTTTTTTTATGCTTAATGAAAACACAATGCTTGGACATGGTGATTGCTTAGAATTAATGAAGCATATTCCCGATGGTAGTGTTGATATGATTTAATAATATCCCATTGTATGATATAATTATAATATCATTAAGTAAATGGGATATGACGTGGGCGAACTTGAACAAAAAATAATTGATGTTTATAGACCGCAAATTACTAGTCTGCGTGAAGTTGCAGAGATTTGTGGCACAGACCATCATAGAGTGAAGCGTGTTTTATTAAAGCATGGTATTCCAGTGTTAAAAGGCATAAGAAAGCCTTTTACAGACGAACATAGAGCCAAGATTTCAGCAAGCTCAAAAGGTCGTACTAGCTGGATTAAAGGCAAGAAAGCCACAAAAGAAATGCTTTATAAGAATATGGCAAGTCATCTTAGATTTGATATTGATTATAAGTGGCTTATGCAATTTGATGATATAGAAAAACTAAAAACGTTGAATTGTTGTATAACAAATAGAAGTGGGCGGTTTGATGTTTCATTAGAATGGTATAAAGCGTATATCTTAAGGTTTTGGAATTGCCCTGATTTTAATACTGTTTATAGCAGATGGGTTGATTCTGATTATGAGTTTTTAAAGAAACCGTCTTTAGACCATATCCACCCTGTAAGTAAAGGTGGTGATTTAGACATTAACAACCTACAATTTCTTTCATGGTTTGAAAACAGGTGTAAAAATCACATGTCTCAAGATGAATGGGATAAAGTGAAAAGCAATATTAGCGAATACTTACTTTAAGTCACCTTCTAAATAGCAGCCGCCTTAATTGGCGGTTTTTTATTGGATTTATTATGATAAACACTAGGGAGTTAAGCGTAGGGTGTGAAAAGTCAATAAATCTATATCAAGGCGATTGTTTGGAATTGATGAAAAATATTCCAAGTCAGTCAGTTGATATGATTTTGACAGACCCACCCTACGGCTGAGGCACTACAGCTTGCAAATGGGATAGTGTTATACCTTTCGAGCCTATGTGGGCAGAGCTAAAGCGCATCATTAAACCTAATGGGGCGATTGTATTGTTTGGTAGTGAGCCTTTTAGTAGTGCTTTACGAATGAGCAATATTAAGCAGTATAAGTATGATTGGGTGTGGGATAAGAAACTACCGAGTGGTATGCAGGTGGCAAAATATAGACCGATGATGAGACATGAGAATATAATTGTTTTTTGTTTCAATGGAACACCTAGTTACTATCCAATAAAAACTCCGCAAAATAAGCGAACAGGTAAGATTTATTCAAAAAGTGAAACATCACCGATAGCCTATGATGATGGTAGATTAAAAACTTACACTGAAAAGAATCCACAAAGTATTCTTGAATTTTACAAGCGTGATGGTAAATCACTACACCCAACCCAAAAACCAGTTGCCCTACTCGAATACCTAATCAAAACTTATACGCAAGAAAATGAAACGGTTTTAGATTTCACTATGGGGTCGGGTAGTACAGGTGTCGCAGCAAAAAATACGAATCGCAAGTTTATCGGTATTGAAAAAGTGCCTGAGTATTTTGAGATAGCAAAAAAACGGATTCAAGAATCTTAACCCCGCCACTTCGGTGGCATTTGCCGAACGTATTACGGCACACAAAAGCCCCTCGCATTCTAAATGTTGAGGGGTTTTTCTTTTCTATTGCGGGGTGAGTATGGTTGATCGAGTAGAGGCATCCAAAAATCTAGAGCTGCTTAAAGCAAACCAAGCTCGCTTGATGAACTATAACCATTTGTATTCAAGCTATGCATTTCGCCAAGACTGCGGTGCTGAGTTGAGAAAGATTGGTAAGCAGATCGCAAACATAGAAGAATTACTCCATGAGAAGCCCAAAACGACTCGCTGAAATTAGAAAGCTGCCGTGTATTCGATGCGGCTATCCTCACTCACAAGCGGCTCATTCTAATTTCAGTGAACATGGTAAAGGCAAGGGCATTAAAGCAGATGATAAATACACAATACCTTTGTGCCATTCCTGCCATCAATGGTTTGACCAGTATCGAGGGATGGGACTTGTAGAATCTAAAGAATGGTTCGACAAGATGTTAGAAAAAACAGAGCGAATGCTTAATCTTAAAGATGGTGAGGTGTTTTGAAATGGAACCACGATTCGTCATCAAAAACCATTCTGACATCAACTATGTAATTGGCTATCTCAATACTAATCATGCAAAGGCAGCGAGTGAAGGGAAGCCTTTAGTCGTATTGATTGCACCACAAGAGAAAGACCGGACAAAAGCTCAAAATCGTTTGTACTGGATGTGGCTTAATCAGTGGGCTAAGAAGCAGGGAACGGATAAAGACTATGAACATCTGTTCTTTAAGAAGAACTTCTTATCCAAAATCTATGATCGTGATGACGTTGGCCAATACAAGACAACATTCAAAGCTGTTAGAGAGTTAAAAGATACTAAGCATCCTCTCTACCAAGACGTAGCAAACGGTCTGTGCGAGCTAATGAGCACTACAGACGCAAGTACGGCTCAATTCACTGAATACCTTAACGACATTCACGCATTCTGCAATAAAAACGGGTGTTATTTGGAAACGCCTGATGACCTTAAGTATGTGTTGGAATAGTTAAGCAGCTAAGATATATTGTTATTTCTTTAATCATTACAAGAAGGAAAAACAATGTTTGTTCAACATGATGAGTATCTAATCAACACCTCAAATATTAACTACATTAAATTAAATGAAAATGCTCTGAAGGTTTATGTATACGTTGGTCCTACTGGTGAAGGCACTGGAGCTGGAATGATTCCTTTAAGCTGCGAAGATGAAGCAGAATATGAAGAATTGATTGCTAAGTTAACTAAGTAAGAATGACCGCCCAAGTGGCGGTTTTTTAATGGGTTGGATTTATGAAAAGACCTTATCCGCCTGAATGGGTATTAGAAATCAGTGATGATATGTCTATGAACTTCTGCCCAGCTCCTGAAATTACTGATTGGCTTCATCAAGGGATACTAAATCCCGAAAGCAAACTTTATAACGAAGAACATGAGCATCTAATAGAGCATTCGGGCGTTAAGTTCCTTTGGGCTGAATGTGGATTTGCAAAACAAGGTCGAGATATTCACGGACAAGCAGAGATAGTGGCATTTAGAGCTAGTGGTTGGCAGAAAGACCGCCAAGAGGCTCAAATGATTAAATGGTTTGGTGAATTGCCAAAAGCACTAATTACTCTTGATGCTCGATATTGCACTGACTGTTCAGATGAAGACTTTATGGCTTTGGTTGAGCATGAGTTATATCACTTAGCTCACAAGCATAGCTCAATGGGTCCGTGTTATGACGCTGACAATAATGCAGTCCTACAAATGCGTGGACATGATGTAGAAGAATTCCACGGTGTAGTTAAGCGCTATGGAATGTCTAAAGATGTACAAACTATGGTGGAGCTTGCGAATGATGGTCCGATTATATCTAGGGCTAGTATTGCTCATGCATGTGGAACGTGTCTATTGAAGTTGGCTTAATTTTTTTGCCTATTTAGTCTTACGTAGTTTTACGAAGGGGAAGTTATGGCAACACTAAAAGAGCCTGTGAAAATCTTTATAGTTCAGTCTCTTGCTTGCTTTGATACCCCTCAACAAGTTGTAGAAGCCGTAAGAGAAGAATTTAACATCGAATTAACTCGTCAGCAGGTAGCTTCTTACGATCCTACAAAAGCAACATGTAGAGCATTAAGTAAGAAATTGACTGCGTTATTTAATAAAACCAGAGAAGACTTTAAAAAGAATGTTTATGACATCCCGCTAGCTAATAAAGCCTACCGGCTTAAAGAGCTTCAGAAGATTTATGAGAAGGCTGGTAAAAACGTTCAGCTAAGGCAGAGCTTAATTAAATTAGCAAGAGAAGAAAGCAAGTCAGATCAAAAAGACTCAATGTCTGAAAAGGCACAAATTGAGCTTGAAATTAAGAAGCTTGAACTTGAAGAAATTAAACGCCGAGTTAATCCGCCTAAGGATAAACCACCAGAAGAAGATTATCGCCTTGATCTAAAACCAGACGAGGAATTGCCGAATGAACCTATCCTTTAGTCCTGAAGGAGCAGTAGAACTTACGCCAAAACAGGCAAATATTTATGTATGGGGCTGGCAACCTGAAGCACGTTTTAGAGATGCAGTTTGTGGTCGGCGTTTTGGTAAAACCTTTCTAGCAAAAGCAGAGATGCGAAGAGCTGCAAGACTGGCTCAAAAGTGGAATGTATCTGTAGAGGATGAAATCTGGTACGCAGCACCAACCTTTAAGCAGGCTAAGCGCGTATTCTGGAAAAGATTAAAACAAGCAATTCCGCCTTCTTGGCGCTTTGGCAAGCCTAACGAAACTGAATGCACAATTACTTTAAAAAGTGGTCATGTCATTCGTGTTGTAGGCTTGGATAATTACGATGACCTTCGTGGTTCTGGCTTATTTTTCCTAATCATTGATGAATGGGCCGATTGTAAATGGGCTGCTTGGGAAGAAGTACTTCGTCCAATGCTTTCAACCTGTAAATACGTCGTTAATGGTGTGCAACGAGTAGGTGGTAATGTTCTTAGAATTGGGACGCCAAAGGGTTATAACCACTGCTATGACACTTGGATGGATGGACAAGATGGTCGAGAGCCTGATCATAAAAGCTGGATTTATACATCATTACAAGGCGGGAACATCCCAGAAAGCGAAATAGATGTAGCTCGTCGCAAGATGGACCCAAAGACCTTTCGCCAAGAATACGAAGCAAGCTTTGAGACTTATCAAGGTGTTATTTATTACTGCTTTGAGCGCACCTTTAACTGCACTGAAAGGATTGTAAAAGAAGGTGATGTTCTTCATGTCGGCATGGACTTTAACGTGCAGAAAATGGCGGCAGTTGTCTACGTTCGAGATGGTGAAGAGCTTTATGCAGTAGGTGAGTTTAAGGACCTATTCGACACACCAGCGATGATTGAAGCAATTAAAGCTAAATATCAGGACCACGAAATTATCGTTTATCCAGATGCTTCTGGGGATAACCGCAAATCAAGTAATGCTAGTGAAACTGATATTGCACTACTTAAGAAAGCTGGGTTCAAGGTTCAAGTTAATAGTAGAAACCCTGCCGTGAAAGATCGCATCAACTCAATGAATGGACGGTTATGCAACACAATGGGCGAAAGACGTCTATATGTGAATCTTAAGCAATGTCCAGAGTTTGCGCGAAGCCTTGAACGACAAATCTACGATGATCATGGTCAGCCAGATAAAAAAGCAGGCTTTGACCATCTTAATGATGCTGGTACTTATCCAGTTGCTTATATGTTCCCATTAAACAAAAAGACAGTGGGAGAAACTTCAATTATTGGACTACTGTAGGTGAATTATGACAGTTAGTACTGTTCATCCGGATTATGCAAAGGCAATGCCGGATTGGGAATTTATGGATTATGCCTTGGGTGGGGAACGTTGTGTAAAAGAGCAAGGTGAAAAGCTTTTACCAAAGTCTCAAGGCATGATAATGGCCGAAGAAGTAGATCCAAAAAATAAATGCATCTATGAAGCGTTCAAACAACGCGCAGAATATCCTGAGTGGGTGCGTGATTCTAAAAGAGCAATGATTGGTCTAGTGTCAAAACTTGAGCCAGATATCAATATTGTAGATTCACGGTTAAAACCATTGATTGAGCAGGCAACAACTGATGGATTCGGTTTGAAGCAACTATTTTTGCGAGTAGTTGAGGCGCAGCTATCTTATGCACGTTGTGCTTTAATGCTTGATTTTGATGACACAGGAAAGCCATATATTGCTTTGTATTGGGCAAAAGATGGCATTAATTGGAAAGAAAAGACTGTTGCAGGGCGAACAGACTTGACGCTTTCAGTATTTAAAGAAGCTCACGATAATTCTGAAGATGAATTTGCTCACAATAAAGAGTGCTTCTACCGTGCTTTAGATATTAATGATGGCAAATATAGATCGCGTTTATTTGCTGATGACAATACAGTAATTGAAGAAACATATCCGGGCTTAGGTAATAAGGCGCTCTCATTTATCCCTGTTGTTTATGTCGGCAGCATGAATAATACTCCTTCAATTGACGAAATGCCTCTAATGACAATGGCTAAAGCTGCTGTTAAGTATTACCAGTTAAGTGCTGAATACTTCCAAGAGCTGCATTTAACCAGTCATCCTCAGCCTTGGGTTTCGGGTGTCGATGAAGATAAGCCGTTGCGGGTGACAGGCCCAATGGCTGCATGGCAATTACCGCAAGGTGGGCAATGTGGATATCTCGAAATTCAAGGTGTAGGAATAGAAGCTAAACGCACTGCAATGCGTGACCAAAAGAATGCAGCTTTAGAAGCTGGTGCTCGTGTAATGGACATTGGTGGTGCTGAATCAGGCGAAGCACGCAAAGCTCGTCAAGATGACCAGTATTCGACATTGTATGGAATGGTTATTACTGCTGCTGAAGCAATTGAGCAGGTCATTAAGTATGGCGCATTGTGGTTAGGGCTTAGTGATAAAGATTACCGTTTTAATGTTAAGCCTGACTTTGGCTCATTAGGTTTTGATGTAAATCTTGCTAAACAGCTCTATGAGGCTGTATTGGGGAATAAAATCTCAATGGAAACCTATTGGGATTATATTCGAACAGGAAAAATCCCGGATATTGAATATTCCCAAGAACTAGAGCGTATTGAAACTGAAATGACCAACAGTCCTATGACTGGATATGTTGCAGGGGTGGCTAATGGCAACGCAGATGTCACAACAGGCACTACTTGATGCTCTAGTATCACATCAAGCTTACCTTTACCGGCTCTCATCTACTGAAATTAACAATCTCTTAATTCAGTTTGATTCACTCTCAAATGAGATGATCTCAAAGTTAAGAGATTTATTAGATGACTTGAGTGACGCTGAAAAAACGGCATTAATGGCAGGACAATACACAACGCCTGCTTTGAAAGAAGTTAGAACATTAGTTCAGACTTGGCAGGCAAATGTTGCAGCAGGATTGCTTGAGAGCTTCACAGTAAGCGCTACAACCTTAGCAGTATATGAAGCTACATATCAGGCTAAAACTCTCACTAATCGCAAAATAGAGCCAAACGGAAAGACGCTATTCAACAAGGCAAAGAAAACGCCTTTAAGTGGTGGTGTACTGCTTGATTCTATTTTTGCGAGGATTGCTGATGATGTTCGCGTAAGAGTAGAGCAAACTATTCGAGATGGTTTATCTAAAGGCCAGACTAATCAGCAGATTGTTCAGCGAATTAAAGGCAAGAAAGCACTTAACTATCAAGATGGCTTACTTGATCAAAGTAGAAACCAGATTTCAACTATGGTTCGTACAGCTCGGAGTCATGTATCCAATGTAGCCTTGAATGAAACATATGCGGCAATTGGTGTTGAATATGTAAAGTTCATTGCAACGCTGGATAGTCGCACTTCTAAAATCTGTATGGGTTACTCTGACAAGGTTTATAAGAAAGATGAACCTCATCCTGTGCCACCACTTCACCCAAACTGTAGATCGATTCTAATTCCGGTATCGGATGATTCAGGGAAAACAATTGGCATGCGTCCATTTAACAGTAAAGTGAATGGTGAAGGTGAGATAGGTGTGGTTGATTCAAATACAACTTTCAAAGGTTGGTTTGATAAACAAGATGCAGCTTTTCAAAAGTCTTGGCTTGGGCCGACAAGATACAAACTATTCAAGGAAGGTAAATACTCCTTAGATAAGTTTGTAGACCCATTAACTGGTCAACCATTCACACTTGCTGAACTCAAAAAGCTTGATGAAGAAATGTTTAAGAGGCTGGGATTATGAAAGTAATTAGTCGAGGTGTGCCGCCCGAGTTGCAGACCTATAGAGACTCATGTGGCAAGTGTTATTCAGTTATCGAATTTCAAAAGAATGAGTTGCGAGTCATGAGCGATAGAAACGAAACTATCTATGTGTTGAATTGCCCTGTATGTCGTAACGATATTTGGATTGCATCTCAAGCATTAAAGCAAGTTATTTATAGAAATATGTAAAACAACTTAATTCAAACCTTAGCAGCTTCGGCTGCTTTTTTATTGCCTGAAGCAAAGCCAAAGGCTCAAACAATTAAATCCGCAAGGCGGTATCTCTAGGAGATTTTAGATGTCTGAATTTTTAAAACGCCAATTAATGTCTTTACAAAATCAAGCTGGTGCAGATGGGGGTGAGGGTGGTTCTGGTGGGCAAGGCTCAACAACCATTAATTTTGAAGATCCTGCAATCAAAGCACAGTTAGACCAATACGTTGAACAACATGTTTCTGGACTTAAAGCTAAAAACAATGAGCTGAATAGCCACCAAAATTCTAGACACACCTAACCATCTTTTGATGGGCCTTTTCATAATCTAATGGAGAACGCTGACCATTGGAACCATGTCTGCGTTTTGAATTATAGAACATCTCAATATATTCAAAGAGATCGGATCTTGCTTCAGTTCTAGTTGCATAGATTTTCTTTTTAATTCGTTCCCGCTTTAATAGCTGGAAGAAGCTTTCTGCAACAGCATTGTCATGGCAATTGCCTCTACGACTCATACTACTTTCAAGATTATGATGCTTGAGAAATGTCTGCCATTC